TGCACGTGCCGGGCTTGAGCTTCGACGGGATCAATGGTAAGTCGGTGCTGGGCGCGGCGCGCGACGTGCTCGGATCAGGCTTGGCGGCGCAGGATTACGGCGCGACGTTCTTCAAGAGCGGTGGCCGCCCGCCGGCGGTGATCGAAACGCAGCTCCCCAAACTCGATCCGGACACCAAAAAAACCCTGTCGGAGACGTGGCTATCGGGGCGCGGCGATAACTGGCACCAGGTGGCCTTCCTGCCGCGCAACATGAAGTACGTCGCAGTAGGGATCCCCCCGAACGACGCGCAGTGGCTGGAGTCGCGAAAGTTCTCCGTGCCGGAGATCGCGCGCATCCTCGGCGTCCCGCCGCACCTCCTCTACGACCTCGATCGGGCGACCTTCAGCAATATCGAGATGCAATCGCTCGAGTTCGTCATCTACACGATGCGGCAATGGTTCGTGCGCTGGGAGCAGGAACTCAACCGTAAGTTGCTCTCGCCGGCGGAGCGCGAGAGGTATTACTTTGAGTTCAACGCCGACGGGCTGATGCGTGGAGACGCCGCGTCCCGCGGCCAATTCTATGCGCTCATGCGGCAGTGGGGCGCCTACTCCGCGAACGATGTCCGCGAGAAGGAGAACGAGACGGATCTCGGGCCGGCCGGGGACGTCTACCTGACTCCGTTCAACATGGCGAACGCGGAGGAACTCCTGGACGGTGGAGGCGACACCCCGCAGCTGGTCGCCCGGCAGCTGCTGGCCCTCATGACCGAGAGGGAACAGCGGATTCTCCGACCAGCGCCACGGGCCTTACCGCTTCCCGCGCCGCATGCCGAGAAGCGGAGTCTGCGTCTACGCAGGCGCATCAAGGCGGCGCAGAAGCCGATCATCGAGGACCGGGCCCAAATGATCTTGAACCGGGAGACCGGCGCCGTCGAGAAGATCCTGAAGGCGATGCTCGGCCAGGACGGGCGGGGCCGCCGCGACCTCGTGACGCTGCGCCGCGAGATCGAGGAGTTCTACGGCGAGCACGCCATTTGGGCGGCACAGCGCATGCAGCCCGTTATCAGCAGCTATGGCGAACTCGTCCAGGGCGCCTTGGCTGATGAGATCGGCCAGGACGCGGACGAGCCGATGCCGCCTGAGATGCAGAGGTTCATGAAGCAGTACGGGCAGCGTTTCGGCGCGCGCGAGGCCTCGGAGGGCCGGCTGCAACTGCTGGCGTTGACCGAGGAGGGCGACCACGAGGAGGTTGCGGAGGCGCTGCGTGCGCGCTTGGCGGAATGGGACGAGAAGCGACCCGGGAAGATCGCGGTCGAGGAATCGACGCGGTTCATGGCGGCAGCCGCCAAGGTCCTGTATGTCAGTGCGGGCGTCACCGTTCTGAGGTGGGTTGCCAACCCCGGAGCGTGCCCGTTCTGTCAATCGATCAACGGACAAGTCGCCGGCGTGCAGCAGAACTTCGTCAATGCGGGCCAGGACGTCGACGGAGGTGAGGGAACGGACGGGCCCCTGAAGCCTTCGGACAACATCGGCCATCCGCCGCTACACTCGAACTGCGAGTGCGATATCGTTGCGGCCTGAGGAGGGTAAGCTCATGCGACAGCTCGAAACGCGTTTCTTCAGGTCGATGGAGCTCCGACTGGACGAGCCTGAGGGCGAAACCCCGAAACTGTCCGGGTACATCGCGGTCTTCAATCAACTGTCCGAGGACTTCGGCGGCTGGCGCGAGCAGATCGCCCCGGGCGCTTTCGCCGACTCGATCGCCCGTGACGACATTCGGGGTCTGTGGAATCATGACTCCGATCTGGTGCTCGGCCGACTGCAGTCCGGGACGCTCGCCCTGCGCGAGGATGAGACGGGACTCGCATTCGAGAACAGCCCGCCCGACACGACCTGGTTCCGGGATCGGCTGGTCAGCCTGCGCCGCAAGGACGTGACCGGATCGAGCTTCGGGTTCTATACGGACGAAGACGAGTGGAAGGAAACCCCACAGGAGGATGGCACCAGGATGAAGCTCCGGACGCTGAAGAAGCTCACCCTGGTCGAAGTGAGCCCTGGGGTCACCTTCCCGGCCTATCCGCAGACGTCGACCGAGGCCGCGCAACGGTCAATGACCGCCTGGATCGAAATGGAGAAAGCGCGAGGCACTGGACACACCGCCGCGGATCTGGTAGGTATGGATCTGCGACGTCGGCGCCTGCAGTTGCAGCGCCAGGTTCTCTGAGACACTAACCCACCCCCGACCGCGCAGCGCGGATCGCCGCGGGCCACCTACCGGAGCGGATGTTCCGGCCAGGCGCCAGCAGCGCGCAAGGGCGTGACCCACCTCCGGGGCGGAGTTCCCGGTGAGTCGTCACACAGACGGTTCACTGGAGGGATCCGCCCATGACCATCACCGAAATCCAGGCATTGCGCCGCAAAAACCAGGAGACCTGGGCGCAGAACGATGCGCTCTTGACGAAGGCCGCGGCCGAGAAGCGCGACCTTACGGCGGAAGAAAAGGTCGCCTGGGACAAGGCGGAGGAGGAGTACGACGCCCGCCGACTGCAGATCGAGGAAGCCGAGAAAGAGCACGACCGGCAGAAGCGGCACGAGGCGCGCCGGCTCGAACTGGAGAAGCTCGACACCCGCCGGGCCGGCCGTGAAGGTGGCTCCGGCGCAGATCAGGCACAGGACCGCGAAAGCCAGGAGCGGGCCCTGCGCGCCTTCATCACGCAGGCGCCGAATCAGTGGGACGAGGAAACCCGGAACCTGGTCGCGCGGAATCAGCAGCTCGTGCCCCCGGAAGCGCGCCAGTTGGGCCACGGCTTCGTTCTGCCGGGGCGTCGCGGCTACGTCTTCGGCAGCGAGATGGAGCGGCGCGCCCTCACCGCGGCCGCCAACGCAACGGTCGCCGAGGACTTCATGCGCGAGCTCGACGTCGCGCTGAAGGATTACTCGGGGATGGCCCAGGCGGCCCGCATGGTCAACACCGACACCGGGGCCGATATGCCGTTCCCGACCATGAACGACACCGCCAACATCGGCGCGCTCCTGGCCGAAGGCAGCGCGGCGGCGGACACCGCCGATCCGACGCTCGCAGCCGTGACCCTGCAGGCGTTCCTCTACACCTCGAAGATCGTCCGGGTGCCGAACCAGCTACTGCAGGACAGCGCCTTCTCGGTCGATTCCTACCTGCCGCAGGCGCTGGGGGTCAGGCTCGGACGCATCCTCAACAATCACGCGACCCTCGGGACCGGGTCGAGCCAGCCGCGTGGCCTCATCACGGCCCTCGTGGCCGACACGACCGAACTCGAGGCCGCCTCCGCGACGGCCATCGCGTTCGGAGACATCGTGAACCTGTACCACGCCGTAGACCCGGCCTACCGCAACGGCCCCAAGGTCGGATTCATGATGCACGACGACATCCTCAAGGTCGTCGAGAAGATCGTCGATTCCAACGGCCGGCCGATTTTCCGGCCCGCGACCGAGGCCGTCGGATCGGTGCCGACGATCTACAACCGCCCCGTGTTCATCAACCAGGACATGGACGCGACGGTCGTCGAAGACAAGGAGAGCATCGTCTTCGGCGACTTCAACCACTACGTCATCCGCCGGGCGCTGAACCCCGTGCTGATGCGGCTGGCCGAACGGTACGCCGAGTACTTCCAGACCGGGTTCGTCATGTTCGACCGCTGGGATGGCGACGTGGTCGGTGGCGCCAACAGGGCGCTCAGGGTGCTCTCGCACGACCTGGTGTAACTCTGGGCTGGGGCGGGGCCTTCGGGTCCCGCCCCAGGTCGGAAACGCGCTTCTCGACCTTTCCGACTTCCCGACCTTAGCCATGGAGGAGACTCAATGAACGTCAAGCTGATGCACGGCATTGCTGGCGACGGATGCGGCGGAGCGGGGTACTTCATGCCGCGCCAGATCATCAAGTGCTCCGACGCGCAGGGCGCCAGGTGGATCGAGGAAGGCATGGCGACCGAGGCGAGCCCGGATGCCGAGATCGACGGCGAGCATTTCGAGCACGCGCCCAAACCCGAAGCCCCGAGGCGCCGGGGGAAGCCCGCGCAAGCCGACGCACGCGCGGCGGAGACGCCGGAGAAGGGAGCCCGGAAGGCCACAGGAACGGGCGAGACCTGCGCCGGCACGACCAAGAGCGGCAACCCGTGCAAGCGGTCGCCTCTCGACGGGTCC